CGAATCTCTATCTAGTTTCCTTAACACCGCATTAGTCGTAGCTCTTGGAGTTATCGGTTGGATTATTAAACGCATGATCGAACGGTTAGACTTGGGTGAGAAACGGATGACACGGATAGAGGTGGAGTTAGCTGCTCAACGGGAAAGAGATATAGCTGTTGAAGCACGGATAGCCAAGGTAGAGGAAGCACTTAAAGAAGTTCACACAAAGCTAGATCGTATGATGGAGGTATTAATAAAGAGATGAAGAGAAAAAGTAAAAGACCAGGACTATACGAGAATATAAACAAGCGTAAGCGTTTAGGTATTAGCCGTAGCAAGAAAGATTCTACAGTAAGTGACAAGGCATACGCTGCTATGGAGCGTGACTTTAAGAATAAAAGAAATGCCTGAGAAAAAGAAAGCTATGACAGGCTGTAAGCGTCGTGGTTTAGCTATTAACAAACCTAGACGAATACGCAAAGGCGAACCGGGATATGGTAAGAAGAAGTTTGTTGTCTGTGCAAAGGAAGGCAGTAAGCATCGTATTATCAGATTCGGTGACGCTAAGATGACTATTAAGAAAAGTGATCCAGCCCGTCGTCGTTCCTTCAGAGCAAGACATAAGTGTGACCAAAAGAAGTCAAAGCTCTCAGCAGGTTACTGGTCTTGTAAGAAGTGGTAAGCATGCTAAGACGACCTAAACCACCCCGCATCCATCCGCTTGCCTTTCAAAGCCGGACGCTTGCTGCTGTAGCCAGTACTAGTGTTACTGAAGCGTTAGAAGCTACACAAGCAGCACAAACTCTTACGGATTCTATTACATCTGACCCTGACATCATCGGTGTTAACGGTGGTGATGCCCCTTTAAGTGATCCACAGATATACGCAGGTAGTGCTACAGCTAGTGATAATTTAGATGTTTACAACGGAGGAGGAGCATAACAAATGGCAACTTTCAGTAAAAGAATACAACTTAGAAACGATTCCGCTACGAACTGGGCATCTGCCAACCCTGTACTTTTAGAGGGAGAGATAGGTATCGAGATCGACTCTACACGCAACAGAATTAAGATAGGTGACGGGACGACTGCTTGGAATGATCTGCCTTACTTCCTGGACGCTCGTGAAGAAGAAGTAGGTGATTACCAAGACTTCCTTGACGGTCTCACAACACCTTAACACCGAGATAAATGAGTACACTATTCGCACAACTAGGAGCTAAGGTTAAGACCCAGCTCGATACAAAACTAAGCACATCTGGAGGTACAGTAACTGGAAACCTAGTATTAGGTGGTACACTTCAGGTAGCTTCTTACAGTTCTTCTAACTTACCATCTGCTGGTACTAGTGGCACTGTTATATTTGTAAGTGATGGCGATGGTGGAAGTCCTTGTCTTGCAATAGATAACGGAACAGACTGGCTCGTTAGTAGCCTTGGTCAAGCAATTGGTAGTTTTTTAACAACAGAAGCTGGTGATAGTTTAACTACTGAAGCAGGGGATGGTTTGTTATTTGAACCACAATCTTGACACATATTAGTTCCGCTAATACTCTTTTTTAACACAACTAACCCACAACAAAGGATTATATATTATGTCTAGTTTGCTTACCCAATTGGGACAAAAAACCAAAGTAGAGCTTGATAAGAAGCTTGCCCTCGCAGGAGGAACAATGACCGGAGCTTTGACGCTCTCAGGTGCTCCTACCTCATCCCTTCACGCTGCTACCAAAGCTTATGTTGATTCAGTATCTTCTACAGCTACTGGTCTTCAATCAGAACTTGACGCTACTCAAACTGGTGCTGGTCTTGGTTCTAACGGTGCTTACAGTGCTAACAGTTCCACCAACTATCTCGGTTCTGTTACCAGCCTTAAAGCTGCTGACGAAGCTCTTGATAGCCAACTTAAAACTGTTGCTGACGCTGTATCTTCTAACGATAGCGACATCTCCAGCCTTCAGTCCAGCGTTAGCTCCAACTCTTCTGCTATCTCGACTCTTCAGTCTAATGTTAGCTCCAACGACTCCGACATCGCTACCTTGCAAAGCAATGTTAGCTCAAATGACAGTGATATTTCTTCACTTCAATCTGATGTTAGCACTCTTCAAAGCAATGTCTCTTCGAATGATTCGGACATCTCCACCCTGCAATCGAATGTATCCAGCAATGACAGCGACATCTCCGCTCTTCAAACTCAAGCTGGATCACTCGCTTCTGACGGTAACTCCGCTTCCTTCTCCGGTAACATCTCCGCAGCCAATGCTACATTCAGCGGTAACTTGACTGTTAATGGTACAACCACTTCGGTAAACACCACTAACATCGATGTTGCAGACAGCATCATGAATCTGTCGAAAGGTGCAGGATCCGGAACGAATGCTTCGAATGACGGTGGTTTCATCGTTGAGCGTGGTTCTTCCGAATCCAATGTTGCATTGATCTGGGACGAAGGAGACGACAAGTTCAAAGTTCTCACCACTTCCGCAACTGCTGCTGCTACTGACATCTCTTCGACTGACGGTTCAGCTGCTGCTGCTAAGTTTGATGCAGACCTATACCACAACGGAACTGAATTAGGAACCGTTGCTGAGTTCGAAGCTGCTTTAAGCTAAGCTTTTTAGCTCATCTCATATCATCAAGGGGCAGTCCAATCGGGCTGCCTCTTTTTGTTTACAAAGATAACAACTATTAATACACTAAGTATATGCTAAGTCATAAAGAGGGAAGTAAACTGCACGATAAGATTGCAGGTGCGTACAGTAACAGTATTGATATGATGGAGGACATAGGGGAGTACAACGCTGCTCTTTTAAACGGAGCTAGACAGTTCCTCAAGGATAACAATGTTGTCATGGACTCAGGCATGGGTACACCTTTACAGACCCTGTCTGACCAACTTAATACTTTACCATTTGAAGAAGAAGAAACACCAAGAGATACCACCCAAGCTACGGGACTTTAGAAACTTTCTGTACCTGGTTTGGAAGCACCTAAACCTTCCTGATCCCACCGAGCTACAATACGACATCGCTGAGTACCTGCAACACGGTCCAAAGCGGTCTGTTATCATGGCGTTCCGTGGAGTAGGTAAGAGTTGGATAACAAGTGCTTTTGTAGTACATCAGTTGCTGCTGGACCCATCTAAGAACATACTTGTTGTATCAGCATCTAAGAATAGATCGGATGACTTCTCTACCTTTACCTTGCGTATCATTCAGGAGATTCCCATTTTACAAGGATTAAAGCCATCAGAGAACCAACGATTCAGTAAGATTGCATTTGATGTAGGACCTGCTCCAGCCTCTCACGCACCCTCTGTTAAGTCACTAGGTATATCGTCACAGCTAACAGGTTCTCGTGCTGATATAATCGTAGCAGACGATGTGGAGGTAGCTAACAACAGTGCTACTCAAGGAATGAGAGATAAGCTGGATGAACAAGTAAAAGAGTTCGACGCTATCATTAAACCCTTGGACTCCTCAAGGATCATCTTTCTTGGTACTCCTCAGTGTGAGGACAGTATATACAACAAACTGCGAGAAAGGGGCTACAAGAGCCGTATATGGTCTTCAGAGTATCCAGATGATACAGAAGCTATTAACAACTACGGAGGCGATCTAGCACCTCTTATAGCGGATAACATAACACCTGAGACTATTGGTACCTCTACAGAACCCCTACGCTTTACAGACTTAGACCTGGAAGAAAGAAAGATGTCTTACGGTCGTACTGGGTACGCTCTACAGTTCATGCTTAATCCTAAGCTATCGGACGCTGATAGATACCCTCTTAAGATTAACGATCTGGTAGTGATGGATGTAGATGTGGATGTAGCTCCTGAAAAGATAGTTTGGTCCAGTGACCCTGATAACTGTGATAGAGAGTTACCTAATGTAGGACTGGCTGGTGACAGATACAGAAGACCTGCTAACACTGTTGGGGATATGATACCGTACACAGGCTCTGTGCTATCTATTGACCCTTCTGGTCGTGGTAAGGATGAAACAGGGTACGCTGTTGTTAAGATGCTTAACGGTCAGCTGTTTGTTCCGGATGCTGGCGGTATAAGAGGAGGTTACGATACTAAGACCCTTCAACAACTTGTAGCTATCGCTAAGGATAACAAAGTTAATAAAGTAGTTATAGAGTCTAACTTTGGAGACGGTATGTTTATGGAGCTGATAAAGCCTCTGTTTAGAACAACCTATCCTGTAACTATAGAAGAAGTCAGACATAACAAACAGAAGGAGCTACGGATAGTAGATACCCTTGAACCTGTACTCAATAGCCACAGGCTTATCATAGACCCTTCCGTCATCACGGATGACTACAGGTCTGCCTTAAGCTATCCTATTGAACAACAAACCAGGTACATGCTTATGTATCAATTATCTAG